CTGGCAAAGTTCTCTGTTGGTTTTAAAGGTACACCTTTTCTAGCTTTATTCTCCTGTTTACCTGCGTAATAGTAGGCGGTTGGTACTGTTATTAAAGAAGACATTAGGAATTTGTCCACAGCTCCTAAAGAGGCTTCTTTATTAAATGCTACACTTTGGCTGGCTAAAGAACCGGCCGTTCCCGCTCCCACTAATACTGGAAGTAACCAAGGATATTTAACTACAAACGATCTAAATTTATTAATCGATGGATTATTAAATACCTTCGCATACCCGTAATATAAGCTTCCTAGAAGTCCTAATGGAACTACTGGATTTCTATGTGCTGAAACAGGTGGTTCCTCTTTCTGCGTAAATAAGAAACGTTTTATTCCGCTACGTTCTCTAGAAACATTACTTGGATAGGTTGTTGCTTGAGACTCATATCCTACTTTATGTATTCCTCTTGCTAATACTCATTGTTTAGTAAGAGACATATCTGGGACTGACTTCAAAAGCACCCCTGCGATCTTGCTATTAAAATTATCAAAAGTTACATTGGGTAATTCTGTAGGGACTGTGTCCTTATCTACAATAAAACAAACTCCATTTTCAGCCCATTTATCTGCCGCTTCTTTTTGTCCAAAAACGTACGCAGCCAATTTTTGAAAATCTTCTCTAACTGGTGCAATTCGTAAAGCCATCATTGTAGAAAGTATCTCGTCGATATTATACTTAGAAAGCTTTTCGATTGTTTCATCTGAAAGTCTTTTCTGAGTATGTAATAGGATATTTTTTGGATCTTGGTCCGCAATCTCTATTTTAACGTCTACTTTTTTTCTAATTTCTGCTCTTGGTTCAAACCCGGCAGCTTTAAAAAGCTGTTTTGTTTCTTTTGGTAATTCCTCTGCAATTTTTATAACACGAGGTCTACTAGATGATTTTGCTTCAAGAAGCCTAATAAAACTAGCAGTCCTGTCGGCAGGGATAGTTACAACACTGATATCAAAAAATTTCGGCATTGTATTTATTGCGTAAACTTTTCTACCGTCGGATAAAATATTATTCATACGATACTTTAAGTGGTCACAATATTGAGCTCTCGTTTGAGCTTTGTTTCCGCAAATGGAGCATATGTCAAAAGGAACTTTAGTTCCCATAGAACAAAATGGTAATTCTCCTTTTTGCATTTTTGTAATAACGTCTGCACCTTTTTTAGAATCTAATTCTAATATTAATTCTACTCGATGCATTGTAGGATTATAATGTGAAAATAAAACCTTACCTAACGATTTTCTTGGATCCTTATTTACATGGTGTCTGTACACATGACCTAAAGCTTCAAATGTTTTATGATATTGTTTTAAGGCCTTTTCTGGAAAATGATCACCATTTCTATTAGAGCTATAAAATTCTCCAGCAGATAAAGCATTTACTAAAGCATATACTTTGTCAACACGCTTTTTTAAAGAATTAATATAATCTACTAACTCTTCTGAATACGACGCAGTTTTCTCCATGGTTCCCTTACCGATAAGGGTAAACACCTCAGAGTTATTGTCTCCGTAAAAGTATTCTGCGCGTTTTTCTATCATTTAATTTTTATGTAATGTCGCTATCGAAAGGTGAATTATATTTTGTAGGAGATGTTTGTGCTTTCCCAAATTCTGCTAAGCCGTCAAATGCTCCTTGCACTAACTCTTTTGATACCATATCTGATAATCCAGGACCCTTTCCGGGTTTCATAGGAGCTCTACCAACACCTACTAATGTAGAAAACGTATCAGGAGGGGGTCCTCCAAAGGAATCATAATGACCCCTTTCAATAGACTGCCTAATATAGGCTCCAGAAGCTAACGGATCTCTAGCCATGTGCGGTGCAAAATGGTATAATGATTCCCAGTATAATGAAAGTATATTAGGGTCTACCTTATGTAACTTAGGATGCACTGCCATCATTTTCTTAAATGCTTTTTTAGCCACAAACTTTTTATTTTTAGATTTAAATACTTCCGTAACTGTATCTACAACAGCGTCAAGTGCTAAAGTAGCAATCATCATTCCAGCACCAGCTTTAAAATACTGTATTATTTTTGCCGGATCCTTTTCCCCGATTGCGCCTCTTATCAAACCACTAAATACTTGTGAACCTTTTATCTTAGGCATTATCTTCTCCCCATTTTATGCTGAACTAATTTCTTTTGTAATATCAAACCTTGTTCAAACTTACCTTTATTTTTGCCAGACTTATGTACCATTGCCCCCACAGCTAATGCTGCAGTAGTTTTGGGATGATTTATAATTGTTTTTCCAATACCTTTAATTACTTTTAAGGCCGCTGATTTTTCTTGTAATAGTCCACTAATATTAGGAAGAGAGGCTTCTTTAGTAAATTTAGTATAATCCTCTGTTTCCTGTTCTAAATTTTTATCTGCTTGGCAGATTTCATCAGTATATGTTTCCAATCTTTCAGCGATTTTATAAATATCTGAGTTAGGGTTAGGGGTTAAGGAATTGTCACCTTCTGTATCTAATTTAACAAAAGGCATATTTGGTTGTAGTTCCTCTCTTATTGAGGAAATAAAATGTTCATGGGTTTGTGGTGCAGCGACTTTTATAATTTCAGAAACGTTTCCATAAGAGCATCCGCCTAATACTGCTTGTTTTATTAGAGACTTTAACTGTCCATATGTAGTATCCCAACTCGTTACATGCTCTGCAATTATATTACTTTCTCTTTGTATACTACCTAAATGACGTTGGGCCATTTTCCGTAATTCTGATTCCGTTGCCTCACGTTTCTCAGCGCTTGCTACTTTTTGCATAGAAAAAATAGAAGGCTCATCGTCATAATCGCTTAAATCCACAGCTACTTTGATAGATTTCATATTCTTTTTAGCTTCCTTTGAATCCGCAACTTCAAAACGTATATATTTATCCGAAGCTGTTTTCATCATGTTAAGATACGTGGCCGTATTAGCAAATTCTGCAACTCGGTCAATTTGGTATGTAGTAAATCCCTGGGCTTCAGCTGTTTTAGCTAAACCTTCTGTAAGAGGGATAGAGTTTTTGATATACTTTTCGGAAATAGACTTACCGAAAATTTCTAAGTCGGATGCTGTGAACATAACTAAATATGGCTCCTTATCCTTTAATTGTCAAGTAATTTTTTATTTTTTTTTATTTTACTGCCCCAAACATTAGTTCGCAAGCTATAGTTCCAAAAATACAAGCATGGGCAAAATCATCTGGACCTATATTAATATATTTCATAAATCCTCGCTCTTCGTCATAGTCAATTTGTATATTCATAATGTCTTCTTTAAAAGAATCCATTGATACTGTATGTGGAAATTCTATTCGTAAATTTTTAATGTTTTCAAAGAATTCAGTCATTACTTTAGTTCTATTTAAAGTGTAGGCGGGCATCTTGTCATTCCATTGAATTTTATTTTTCTGGGTACCGGAATGTTGAAATGCTACTACTTTTTCATAACCTATTCTAGCTCTGAGTTCTGAATTTGGCGCTTCGCCCATTCCATAATCTGAAGCTACACTAACGCAATTTCACTTAGCCATTATTTTAGGAATTTCTGGAACGATAAAACTATAATCGGCTTCTTTTCCAATAAACTTTTTAGCATAAACTACTCGTAATTTATTAGAGCGAAGTTGCATTACTACTGCTACGGTATAAGATTTTTCTGAATTAACTGGGCCATAATCGATAGCTAATACACTAGGATAATTACGCTGTTCCTCGTTAGGATCCTCTTCCATTAACGGGCCGGTACTGGCTCTATCTATTTCAAATTCTGTAACAGGTGATACTCCAGCATCATATTCTAACGCTAATACTTCATTGTGAAAAAAAGCTTTAGACCAATGCCTTTGTTTATCTAATATATCTTCCTGCCAATTAACCCAGGGTGCTTTTGCAAAGTGTAAAGCGCAAACTCTATACCCTTCCATAGCTGTAGGATTTTTTAAAGAATATGTAGAAACTCATTCTCCTCCTACACTAATATCTAAAGGTCTACCACACTTCTTACATATAACTCCGAAATCCCCAATGTTTTCTTCATCTAAAATATTTCAATGATTACAACTTTGGCACTTAACTATATATTCGCACATAGTAGATTTATGCCATAAATCAGCTAAAGTTCCTCTAGAACGTTTTGGGGTACCAGAATATACTATCCATTTATAATCAGAGTGTGTCATAGTTTCCTGTACCACAGGAATAATTTCACTAAGCATGTCCTGACACTCATCGAAAATATTCATATCCGCAGAAAATCCACGTAATTTATCAGCAGAAAGCAGCGCATATCTTATATGCATTAAAGATCCATTAGCTAATTCTTTATGGTGAACATTATCTACTAGAGAAGTATTCATATAGTGATCTTTCATAAAAGGGCTACCTTCTAAAAAAGGTTTCACCCTATCATGACTGAATATCTTAGCTTGAGTAATCGTAGGAGCTACGTATAAAGTTTTAAAGAAAGGAATCATACCAGAATTAGCTGTTACCATTCCCGCCATTGTAGTGGATTTAGCCGTCTGTCTGCTAAATTGCATAACTTTCTTTTTAGGCGAAGTATCCCACACACGTCGCATATGGGGGTAATCATCTAAAGAGAAGGGGGCGCCATTTAGCCAGAAAAATGATTCTGCAAATTCGCTACGTGATATTGCTATCTTTTGAGACATCTTGGATTAGATTTTTTCTTTTTATGTTTGGTTCTTTGGCTAGGCTTAACATAATGCTGTCTTCATCTCACTTCTTCCATGATATTTTCTGTATCTAATCTGCTTCTTAAGCGTCTTAGTGCATCACTAATTCCTCTTTGATCTTGGTTGTGTACGTATACCTTTAACCCAAAATCTTTAGGTCCACTTTTCTTCTGTATCTTATTTGCCATTGTTTAGCTTGATTTCTTTAAATTTTTCGAATAACTCGCCATGAGGTCCGTGTTCGATAAATTTATATACTACGTTTCTATAATTATTCCTCGGGGTTCCTCACCCTAAAGAATACTCTAATTTTCTAGATTTATCTAGATTTTGAGAAAAATTAATGAGATCTTGTCTATCTTCATTTATTTCCTTTTTTTTATTTCTAATCCACCATCACTTATGTCAAGAATCTGGTAATGCTATAAGAGTCTCTAAATCTTTTTTGTCTTTATGGAAAGCTAAAACAAGTCTTTTATAATGTCCAGCAACCATTTTTGCTATAATAAATTCTTGATTAAATTGCTTATGCGGGTCTCTAACTGTAGCTCTAGCGGGTGGGTTGTTTGCTCAAACATTTGAAATTACATCAAATACTCCAAACGTAGAATTTTCTCAATTAGATAATTTTGAAGTATGGGGCATAACAAAATAATTTACAGGATGTCGGGTACCCTGTGCAAGATAGCCATTAACTTCTTTCTTAGCTTGATGAAAATAGTCACCATAAGGCTCAATCGTAACGTTTATATCTATGTCCGACGTTTCAGTATATTTGTATCCTGTAATGGATCCTAAAATAACCACACTTCGTACCACTTTCTTAGGCACAAAAGCATATAACCTATTTAAAATTTGATCCCTAATGTGGGGATATAGTTTTCCCTCAGTAGTCCATATATCGCTAGCTAAAGTATCTTGTGGCACATCTAAGATGCCTGCTTGTTTTTTAATGTATTGATTACTCATTCATCAAATCCAGGATATGTTTGGGTTCGTCAGAATCTTTTACATGTCCAGCTCTGTGCTGTTTTACTTCAAACGTTACTTCGGCAAAGAAGTCTTCTTTTTTCTTTTTATCTTTATCTAATTTTTCTAATTTGTCTGCCAGCTTAACAGCTAACGCTCCTCATTTTTGTGCAAGTTCTGGGTCAATTGTTGATCTCTCGGTAAAATTATAATACGCATCATTCATCATATCCTTTAACATGGAGTCAAAAGATTTATCAGGAGATGCTCCAAGTTTTCAAATTAAGTAATTTTTATCATGTTCTAGAGCAGTTCTATATGCGTGTTGTAAAAAATGTTCTTTGGTTTTTCGCACTAATGCTTTTTTATCAGCAATTGTTCAACCTTGTACATCAAAGAAGTAGTGTAAGAAAGATTCTATATCTTCATGCTCATAGTCGATATTAAATTTCCCATTAACTATAAGCTCAATATCTTCTTCTGTTATCTTCGCAAGCGCTAGTGATGTAATTAATCTATACATAAGCATATCATTTACTACTTCAAAAGAACCTTTAACTCCCTTAACGCTTTTAGGAGTATATACTTTATATAAATATGCAAACATTGTTTCTATGTTTATTTGTTCTAATACTTCAGAAGGAGGCACAATCTCAGGAGATTTAAAATATTCAGGAAAAGCCTTCTCTAGTCCTTCTCTAATAACCATGATATCTGACAAAGGCATTTCAAGATTATAGATATCTAAGCCCGCCTTTACATCCTCTGGGGGTAATTTACGCATAACTAGCGTTTCTACATATTTTATAAATGGGTATTTCATATTATTTTATTGACGTGAAGATATAGCGTTTGCCTCTTAAATTCTTTAAACTAAAAATATCGCCTAATTCTGTTTTAAATAACAAAAATCCCTTTTCAGCATCAAGCAAAAGGGCGGTTCCTTTAGAGACTATTTTAACTATGTTTTCTTCACTATCTTCCTCGTAATTTATACTTGAAAGAGCGTGATCTTTAGTGCGAATAATTGGTACTGGATATCGCTCTTTTCAAAAGTTATGTTTAGAACTTCACGAATACACTAGCTCGGCTCCGGAGGGACAAAACAATCTCATATCGAAATGAGTACCTTTTTTATTTTTATGAACAGAATAGGAATAGTCCCAGTCTTTATAGTCCATACTCTTCAAAATATGAGAGTACCCTTTTTCATAGTACTTTATTTTCTGTTTAATGTCATCCTATGGTTAAAACAATTTTGATAAAAGATGTCTATCTATAGCAAGCTTTGCTTCCCATCTTTCCAGGCGCGCATCTAATTTATTATCAAATACTTCTGCAACTTTTTCTTTAAATTCTGCAAATGTTTCTGGTTTCCATTCCTCTGCACACTTAATAAATATTTTTTCAAAATCGCTATCTGTGTCCATAGGTATATCTGCTTTCTTTTCAAAAAGGTCCATTTTTTCTATTTTATCAAAAAACTCTGCAGCTAATGCATCTTTTTCTGGGTTTCTATCATATAGAATTATTTGGGTCATTATCTTTTTCCTCCATGGTGGATAAATAGTAATGTAACGTAAAACTATCTGGAATTGATTTTAGTTCCGCTATCTTAGTTAAATCTTCGTCGTATATAGTCAAAGGTTCATCCGCTAAAGTTGCAGCTTCTTCGTAGGTAAATCCTAAGTCTTCCGCAGCTTGTTTAATAAACTCTGCCATTTCAATATGTTTGTCACTTCCAGAGTGTTCTATTAATATGTACATACTTTATTATAAGTTATTTATTTAAATTAGTCAAGTTTTTACTACTTGTATCGTTTAGCTCAATTCTTCGCCATCTCTATGCGATTTGCTGCTGCACTATTTTTTTCTTTCTGTAGGAGTATAGTATTTTTCTTATCTGAAATTTTAGCTTTACTTATACTATTCTTCAGTTTATAAGCCTTAAGATTTTTTGGTATAAACTTTGCTGTTTTCTTAAGTAAAAAAGGTTGTGACGCTTTAACTGCTGCCTTATTCTGTAATTTAATAGTGGTAATATCTGCCTTTTGTGCCTTTGTAGCTATATTTCCTGGAAGAAGTCTTTTATTTTGAGTAGCCGCAGTTACCCCTGAAAATTGTAATTGAGATTTAGTTAGGCCTTCAGCAGTTTTTATACTATTCATAAGTTCAAGATCTTGTGTTCGGTCAAATCTTCCAGCTTTTCTTTTTCGTAGATTAGTATTATTTTTGTGAATTAGAGAGTCAGCCTTTAATTCTAGTCGTGTTGGGTTTCTGTATTTCTGCCTTTTAGGATCAAGTACGTTTCACAAATTTTTAGTATTTTGTAATTTGGACTTTGTTAGAGCCTTGTTTATATGTCTTGTAGAGATTGCTAGTTTCTCAAATACTATTGTTGCTTTATCCATTAGGCTAATCCCACTTCATCACCATTCTTAATAGTTTTCATCATGCCTTTTACATGTCTAAGTTTCCCTTCTTGTTTTTTTCTATATAATTTATTTCCTGCAAGCTCTGTCTTCTTATCAAGTATGTTTGTTTTTGTAGCAGAACGGTCTCATACTCTACCAAGTCTTAGAATTTTTTCAGTATTCTTAGTAGTATGGTTATCGTAGTTTCTTCAATTTTTTTCTGATTGTCTAAATGCTAAGCTACGAGAATTGTCAACACTCTTATATACTCTATTAAGGCGTTTTAACCCTCTTGATCCTGCATACTTACGAAGTATTGCTGCGCCTGTAAGAGCCCCCGCCACCACCACTCCAACAGCGTTTAATACTGCTCTTCGCCTATTCTTTTTGAACTGCTGCTTACTAACTTTAGGATATGTATGGGTCGATCTATATTGCTTATCATATGCGTGTAGCTTTTTACCATGAATTTTTTTGTATTTTTCATAGCCAGCATTATAGTCGTCGTTCCATTGTTTAACAGTCATACCTTCAGGAATCAGTCCTAAACTTTCTACGGATCTACCCGCTAATTTTTCAAATACTATTGTTGCTTTATCTTTCATATTTTTATCCATATACCTTTTTAAGTAAGTTACTATCTGTTATTTTATTTTTTTTGTACTTAGACATGCGAACTGTTCATTTATCATATGTAGACTTTTCTGAAGAGGGTCTATTAAAAAAATCATGTTTAGCCTGTCCTGATAAGGTTTTCATATGCTTTCTAGCTCTATACTTTTTTTTACTTCCCTTACTAAATATCTTGCCAAGTTCAGTGGATCTGTTTTTTGCTATATCTGGAGATAAAAAATCAATTACTTTATTTCCAGCAACATTTGAAGAGTGAAGATCTTGCACGGTTTTACCAATTATTTTTCTAGAATCTTTACGTGCACTTCTTATAAGTTTTACGTGCTCGTCAAATGTTTTTTCACTCGGAACACTATATTGTTGGTATGTTATTTTCTTTTTTTTATCGGCTCTGTGAAACTTAGCAAAATGTGGTGATTTATTCAGTTTTTTTGAAACTTGTATTTTAGTATTAAAGGCTTTACGGCTAAACATTGGACTAGTCGTGTCATGAATTTTGGCCACTTCTACTCCATGTTTCGGAGAGGTTCTTAGTTGTACGAGCGCCTCATTGCCTCGACCAGCCTTTCTTAAAGTTCTTGGTTTCAACTGTAAGCTCTGTGAAATACGTTTTACGTTGTTAAGCGACAATGTTCCACGATTAAAGGCCCTTACTAACGCTGTTTTAGCTATTTTTTCAAATATGTAAGTTGCTTTATCTTTCATTAATTTGTCTCCAAAATTTTAGATTTTTTTGTAGTCCCTGGAACAAGCATCTTGCGCGCTCTTAATCCAGAATTATATTGAGCTCCTGCTGCTACCCCTCCTATAGCTCCTGCCGCTAATATTCCAGAAGATATTAAAGTTATACCTCGGTTTAACCCGTGTCTTACTGATTTCAGTATCTTTGGATTAGCTCTTGCGCTAGTAAATGTTTCCTTAATTACATCCTTAAAGTTAGTTTTTGATTTTATAGTATCCCCTCGTTTATTTTTTCATAATACCTTGCCTTTTTCTGAAGGACCTTTTGTTTTCTCTAAATCCTTTATAGACAGGTTTTTTAATGTATCCAGAATAACAGAAAAATCTTTTTTAGATACTTTAGATTTAGTTTTTAATGCTTTATTAATTTTACTACG